CCTTTCGTGAACTCTTGGCGTGGGATTGCATCAATCTCGCCAGCCCGTAGGAGGCTAAGAGCCTTACCACGAACAGAGTTTACACTACGATCCATTGACTCAGCAATAGCTTCTACGAAAGCACCATCATTGACCATAGCAATGAAAGTAGCTTCTTCTTCTTCGCTGTACTTACGAACATTCTCGACTTTAGGAGCGGGCTTAACGTGTGCGGTCAGCTCCATAGAGAGGATTTTGCCTTGGATTGACTTAGGCTCGAAAGAACCGCCTTCAAACAACTCAGCGATTTGAGCGTAAGTATATTCACCACTGTTGTCTGCTACGAAAGCAGCCAGAGTAGCTTCTTGTGCTTCAGAGTAAGACTTGCCTTTACCGGCAGAGGCCAGCTCTACATCAAAGCCCATCTTTCGCAGCTTGCTAGAGATAGAACGTGTAGAGGTCTCAAGCAGCAATGCTGCTTCGTTTACAGTACCGTATGATACTGGGCTTTCGTCACCGACGAAGGCTGTAAGTTGTGCTGAACGATCATCGTTCCATTTTGGTGTAGTAGCCATCTTTAAATATTCCTTTAAGGTTTAATTAACTCGGGTATGGTAGTCACTATGACTCCTTTGTCCCGAGCAGTTTTAGTTTTAATTGATTCGATTCCTGACTCATTAATTAAATGAGTACAGTCTTTAGTAAGTGTTGACTTAACAATAAAGCCATTTTGTTCTAAATAAGAGGTAGCTTCTGATTTACTAGAAAAACTCTTTAGTTTTCCTGTAATACATACTATACCAGCTATTCCATTTGTTGGTATTATATTCTTTGCTTTATTGAACTTAAAACTAAACGGGAGATACCCATCGTAGAAAGCATAAAAGTCTTTGTGAAGCCATTCCATTAAACTATCCGTGGCTTTTGGGCCTAGGCCAGCTTCAACACAGGTTTCTCTACTGATCTCACTAATACAAGTAATTGTTGTAGATAACTTTCTGGTTGCGTGCGTACCTATTAAGGGGATACCTAATGCGGGCAAAAGAATATCCAGAGAAGCAGATTTTGAGTTCTGAATCTCGGAATATAATTTTGCTGCAAGTTTATCAGATGAGAGACACTCTGCTATCTGAGCCTCAGATAAGGCATAGATCATATCAAAATCAGTAATACCTAACTTAGAGATACTACTTGGGCCTAGACCCTTGATCTTGAGTACTTTCGCAAAGTGCTCTACTTTTTTCTGACACTGTGAGGCACAGGACGTGTTCTCACAATACAAAATATGATTAACAAAAATCAACTCCGATGCACAGCTAGGGCAATGCGTTGGGGCTTCAATTGAAATCATCTAAACTCTCCTTAAATCTGAATGTATATTATATATATCTTTAGGTATAATGTCAAGTACTATTTTTCGAAAGCTATTAACAATCTCCAATTCGTCTAACAACACGAGGTATAATCTCGCCTGACCTAATGATTTCAACCATACATCCAATCTCTAAGTTAAGTCCCCGAATATACTCAATATTGTGCAGCGTAGCTTTAGACACAGTAGCCTCGCCAACCATTACTGGCTGAAGAATAGCTACAGGACTAACAACTCCGGACTTGCCGACTTGCCACACAACATCAAGCAATTCAGTTACTACTCCCTCTTTCTGCTCTTTCAAGGCAAAGGCACCACGTGGGTGGTGGGAAGTATATCCCATACTATCAAACTTTTGGTTATCATCTATCCGATAGACTAAGCCGTCGGTAGGATAACTACTCGAATCGAAACTATATACCGTGTTGAAACATTGCGCTTCTAGGTACTTCATAGTTCCAGTCCAGGTTTGGATACTAGAACCTTGCAAGGCATAAGCGATGAAGGTCAACGGGCGAGTACGAAACTCACTCATATCCTTCAGGTTTAGAGAGCCTGATGCAAGGTTACGAGAGTTTGGGACACTCGAAGGGCAAACTACTTCTCCAGTTACCTGGATAATTCCTTGAAGCGGGATAGTTTCAGGAACAAGAGTTTTCATCTTGTCTGTAATATCTCGTCCCAGATTGCCGTCTCCCCGAGTAAGTGCTATAGCTAATTTTCCATTTACATATACAATAGCTACAGCGGCTCCATCCAGCTTGGGTGTTACTATGTAACTACCAAGGTCAGGGGCTTTGGAGATGTCAAAATACTTTTGCAAAGAGTACATACGATACAGGTGTGGGACACCGTCAGTAACGGTATGACCTACAGAATTGTAGTTGTATATCTCTGCCAGACGATCAAACTCTTCATCGGAAAGCTGAGGCTTTCCTTCGTAGTATGCGTCTGACAGACTCTTTAAGTATTCTTCCAATTGCTAAACCCCCACTGAATGAATGTATATTATACAAGGTAATAAGACTAAAGTCAAGAACTATTTTTATGTTAGAGGGAAAATCTCTCTGACTATCTCGTCAACTTCTGCTAAAGATAGAATCTCGCATAAGCCAATGAATAGTTCCCTAGAATTACTTAGATCCAGAGGCATAGAGATACCTTCCGGAGAAGGCTTCCATTCCTCGTCAAAGTCTAAATAAAACTTTCGTAAACCAAGATACTCAGTACCTCGGAATATATTAACGGTAAGTCTAACTTGTATCTCTTTAACTGCATCATAATGAATAACACGAGAATACGCATCAGGGGATTCGTGAATCTCCATTAGCGAGCACCTGTATTTTTCAATATAGCAGAAAGAGGTGTCACACTCGTTACATAGCTGGGTTTTAATAACCGATAAGAATCGGTATCCCAACAAAATAACAGCAGTGTACTATCGGTTTCTTTTGCTCTATTAATTTTTTGTTGAACATACGGCGTACTAAAATCTAATGTGCAAACATTGTACTTTAGTTTCTTACTATTCTCACTCCGATAGGTGATAATAGCATCTCCGTATTCTTCAACAAGCTGTGTTAATTGTTCTTTTCTCACAGTTATTCCTTTGAAGCAGGTTAGCAGAATCTTCTACTGTACTGTTTGCTAAGGTTTAGAGAAAAATGCGTCGTATTTTTGATGAGCAGGCAACGCCATCCTCCTGCTTCGGAGAGGTACTAGCTCGATCCGATTAGTTGTTGATGGCGGCAATAACAGTAGCAAAATACTGTGCGGCTTTACCAGTCAACTTACTGATGATTTCGTCATCTACTTCCTGCCCTGCTGAAGTGATTGCAGCAGTGAGGCTTTCTTGCGCGTCAGCTTTGGAAACTCGTGTACTACCTGTAGGGGCAGATGCAGTCTTACCGGCTGCTGGGGTCTTTTTGATATAAACGCCAGCTTTAGTAAGAATCATACGAACGCCGTTAGGGGACTCTTCGTACTCGTCTGCGATTTCTTTTACAATCTCCATGCTGTTTTCTGGGGTAGGTTCTGCTGCTTCGTATGCTTCAATTACTGATGATTTCTTTTCGTCTGTCCAAGCCATTTTTCTAGTCCTTTTGGTAGTGTTTTTTATTCCTGGGCAAGTACCCAGTGCTCTAAGCTGTTGTTCGTAAAAGCGATTTCCCATTGCTTTCCTCATCTTGTAAGTGTATATTATACTAGGATATACCAAGTGAAGTCAAGAATTATTTTTCAAAGGGTGTGTAAATCTACTCCGTACTCTTTCAAATGTTCTAAGCTTCCAAGATCATATGCAAGAGAGAAAGCTGAAAAACCTGATTTTCTCTTCTCGTATACACTGTCATTTTCATTTCGAGTAAGTACATAGATAGCGTAACACTTGCTAGTATACTTATTCTCATAATTTACGTCTGAGTACCCAGGTCTTTCTGCCTGATAGTCTACTGAGATTTCGTCCTCAATAATGGCGGAGCTGTGATACTTCGCAGACCAAACTATATCCCCAATGTTAAAACTTTCGGCTGTACATTGCTCTGGTAGATAGTCTACTTCCGTACTGTCCTCTCCCCCAACTCGCTCTGGTACTCCTACTCTCTCAATAATAGCTTTTACAAAAGCTGAGGAGCGGTATAGACCTTTTGCAATATCTGCAATAGGCTCACCTCGTAGATACCCCGCTACTGATTCTGCTACTTCCTGCTTGGTAGCGGCTCGGCCTCTATTCTTCTTCTTACGAGAAGCAACATACTCTAGCTGCTCATAATATTCTGATATAATTTTATCTAATCTAGTAGTATTGTATGCGATATTTAAGATATCACACGCTTCTTTTTTAGATATCGGTTTTTTTATTTGTTCCGTAGGCTGCCCCGAAGGCTGAACTCCAGGTGTAGACGGGTTTAACAGCGAAATTACTTTCTTTATGTTGCTCGCTGATAAGTTTTCGTATTCCTTCTTCTTTACTCTTCTGCTCAAGTTCTATCTCCAATTTGAATAGTAAACAACATATAGCGTGTGCTAGATGGCTATGCCCTGAGTCTTCGTCTAGTGTCTCTCCATCAAGGTGTGAGAATATGTGCCGAAGTGCACCACCCGTGTATCTGTTCTGAAGGTTATCTAGCTTGCGCCAGTTTTCTTCATCGTACTTCTCTGCCCCGAACGTAAGAACATTACTTACTTCTACTACCGCTTTAGGCGGCAACAGGTACATTCTAGGCTTACTGCTGTCGTATTTTTTACCTTCCATCATTGTTCCTCTCTCTTGTTAGATATATTATAATAGCTTTCACCTCTTGTAGTCAACAAATAATTTGCTAATCCTACGGCACTATTTATAGGAGGCGAACACACAAAGCACTTAGAATCTGGATTTAAAAATTCTACATTACTCCAGCACGTCATACATTTGTAGACAGGAGGTAACTCATATGTACAAAGGTAACAATGGTTACCTACTCCAATTAGTCTTTTACATTCTTTTTGACACTTAGGGCATTTCATGATCAGCGCCTATTTGCGGGAAGTGTTGCACTATAATATCCCAGCACTTTTCTGCTATTTCCATATGTTCTTTTTGAGTACCGTTCGACCTGCGCAGATCACAGTAATGTACCCAAGAACGTAAACTACCTGCCATATACATAGTAGTCTCTGTATTACCTTCTGGTAGTACAGCTCTTGCTTGTTCTTTTGCAATGCCATTGTCTAATGCCCAATGGTATACTTCTTTTGCTTTATTAATAATGGAGGCTTGTTGTATATTCCATTCTTCTGATAATTCTTTATTATCAGTCTCATAAGAGTTCTGTCGATTTGTCTTATCCTGCATTCTAGCTTCACGGGTAGTATAGTTTTCACTTACTGCATAACGCTGGCTAAACTCTTGAAAAGCAAAAGATCGGTGTCTTAAAATCTGCCTACCAATATCTCTAGTAGTTTGGATTTCAATAGTTAAGTGTACCATTTCCAGTGGAGACCAATGGTTCTCTTTGATTAAGTATCTAATCAACTTACCAGCAGTCTTAGTATTGTTTTGGTTAGCAGGATTACTTACTCTAGCAGCATAAGCTACTAAGTTTTCGGCTGTATAACACTCTGAGTACGCGGTAGGCTTACTTAGTGATATTAAATTTACTTTACTCATATGCTTTCTCCTGTAATAGTTTGTTAAGTACAGTATTTTGCATAACATAGCTTATATACTGGTTAAGGCTTACATCAGCTTTATGAGCTAACATAAACAAAACTCTAAGGTCTTCTTCGGAAATATCAATTTCAACAGTTTCCATTATTCTTCCTCTAAACAATAATATGGGCCGGAGTCTGGTTCTGTATACCACCAGCGTTCTTCTAAAGCATTAGGGCAGCGGGTAGGCGTACCATAACCGTCACCACTAAGATACTCTCCACAATTTGGACATGCTTCATCCATTTCTAGTTATCCTTTTTTCATAGTCTGCTACGTCTTCTTGCCACCAGTCAGGCTTATCTCTGTGCTTCCAGGATGCGAACGTAGCTTTGTCTAGCATATAGTACATACGATAAGACTCTATAGGATTATCGTAGTCTTTTAATTCGTCAGGCATGGCTAAACCAAAGGTAGTGAAACCTCTGTCTACCATGTGCTTTGGCTCTGGCATTTTGTTAATAACATCCCAGAACGACTTATGTGCTTTACCGTATCTATAGCGGTACTCTTCTGCTAGTGCATGAGCATAGCAGTGAGTCCAGTAAAAATTTTCTAGTGAAGACCGTGCCCAGATTGTACTAGGATGGTTCTGCATTGTGGGTAAATACATAAAGAGGCGATCTTCCTGAGGTAGTTCTTTCTGCTCTTTTCTAAAGTCAGATAGTTTTTTGTTTTGCTCAGAATTCAACTTACCAGGAAGATCGCCAAAAAGGTGGTCAACAGTCAGATTAGTACATATAATCTGAGCTGACTCTAAAATCATTTTACTTACGTGCTTATCAACATGATACTGTGCACATTTCTCTAAGTCTTTATCGAGATAAAAAAGATTCATATAAACTGTTTCTCAATTTCTTAAAGACATATTATACATCGTTAAAGGGGACTAGTCAAGAACTAATTCAAAGTACCCCAAATTAATATTTGGAACAACTCCTTTCTCTACGCAGGCACTAACGTAATCTAGCATTAAAATATCTAAGCCATCCGGCCACTCGCAAATATTTGGGCAATGTGGAGCAGCCCCCCATTTTATTCCAACTCCTACATTCATTGCGGCGTACTTCATAGTAGTTGCTAGTTCCTCGTATACCATACTATTCATTTTTGGTATATCATCATAGAAAGCTAGAATAGATACGGCGAAGCCAAAACAATGAGGGGAGGGGCTAAAAGAGCCTGCGGCACCTTTTTCTGCCATAAGTCCCTGCATTTCTTTGCTTCTTATGCCTTCCACAACCTCAAAGTACACTTCTCCTATTTCTCTTGCTTCGTGTACTACTAAAGCTAATTTAGGGTGTACAGCCTCTAGAAGCTGTAGGGATTTATTATTTAGTTCTAAATTGTACATTAGTATTCTCCTGGTTAAACATTTCTCATTCGCTGCTCAAGGCGCTTGGCACGATCACCAACCTGGGTGTACCAACGGCTGTCTACCATTTCATCAGCGGCTGTTGCCCAGTTTCCTTTGATTACTGCTGCGTTAAAATTCTTAAATCCTGAGAGGCGAGGTCGTCCCATATTAAACATTAAGTTAACCAAGATTTGTTGTACTTCGTCAGGTAGTGCAACAAATGTCCCTGGGCCGTATAGAGCATAACATTCAGAGGTTGCGATTTCGAGGTCTTTTTCGAAGCACTCTCTAACTCTGTCTTCTGATACTGCTGTTCCTTCTGGTACTCCGTATTCTGGGTCTGTTTTGAGTACCAAGTGGCCCACTCCAAACGTAGGATAGCCAAGATGATCTTTGTATGTTGCATACACTACACCTTCATCAATTTTTAATTGTTCGTACACTGCTTCTTTATTCACTTGTGACCTTCCTATAGTAAACGATTACTTGATTCGTTTCTTTTATATACCGTTTAAGTTCTTGCATATTATATGCCATTAGTTCGTAATCTGATACGCTCATAGCTACGAATACTACAGAGCCGCTTTCTTTTTCAATATTTACTAAAAATTCTTCCAGGTTTTTGGCACTTACCACATACCAGTGCGGTTCTTTAAGAACGAGAGCCCTCGGCATCTGTGGTTGTACTATCACTCTCTTCACTGGTTTCGTTATTATCTGTACTTCCCTCGGGGGCTTCTGGAACATACTGCAGCCCGTCATCAAGAGCGTCAAGACTAATACTGTCTTTTTCAATACCATCAAATACTCCTTTGGTAGCTTTATTCATTCTAAGCTCTACCAAGCTTGGCTTTGCTGCTGCCAATTGTGTTAAATTATGTCTCTTGAATATATCCAGATAACGGTTCATTTCTAGCTGAATTTGTTGGCTTGCTACTTGTTGTTCGAGCAATGAGGTTGTTTGCAGTTTGAAATCGTTTTCGAGGACACGGAGGGTTTCTTCTTGTTCTTGATGTTTTAATTCATATACTTTGTTTAATTCTCGTAGCTCTGTCAAGTCTGCTTGGGTAGTGGTATAGTATATATACCCTACAGCTCCCATGCTTGCTATAATGCCTATTAGTATAGAATTCATTGTTATACCTAATAAAAAAGCGAGGCCTTGCGACCCCGCTGAGATTTAGAATAATGGCTGTAAGGCCACTACCATACATAGAATTGAGAATAAAATAATTCCAATTTCTGTCGTAGTATCGTTCTTTTTCAACATAGTCTCCTAGTTAATTACAACTTTCGTGGGTTGCAATTCTTTAGGAAGTTCTTCATGCAGATCTATGCAGAGTAGCCCGCGTTCCATATAGGCACGTTCGAGCTTTACGTGTTCGCTAATGCCAAATGTTCGTGTGAAACATTTACCACTAAGACCCTTATAAACGTATTTCTCGTCTTCCGGTAGAGTTAACTTACTTGTTCCTTCTACTGTTAGTAGACCCTTGTGAATAGTTATTTCGATATCGTCTTTGTTCCAGCCAGGTACAGCTAGTTCAACACGAAAACCGTATTTACCTACTCGAAGGACATTAAAACGAGGGTAGCCACCATCGATCATGGGGGCAAATACACTTGTGTCAGTTACGAATCGGTCAAATCCCAATAAAAACTTTTGGAAATCTGCCACTGCTAGTTTGCTAGTCATAAAGTTACTCCTTTTATGATTGCGTCCTTTCGGAACGCTTGAGTCCTTGCGGTACTCGGTTAGGGTTTTTTGACATTTTAATGAGTGTCGCTCAAAGTCTTATGTTTTCTACATCTCTCATAGCTGTTATAAAGTCTGTGCAGCCACCGATGTACTTGTCATCTACAAATACTTGTGGTGCTGTCTTTGGCACGAAACCAATCTTAGCAATCCACTCTTTTGGTGTTAGATCCATCATCTGATGATCTACATAAGAGTAGCCTTTTAGAAAGGTTAGGTTTCTAACTGTGTCACAGTGCATACAGTCGGGAATTGAATAAATATCTACTTTCACAGGCTTTCTCCTAAAAATTTGATCATAAGCGTCTCTAAACTTTTGGTTGTCTTCTTTGCGTCTTTTACTGCCCTTCCCCATCTTCTTCATCCTCTAATACTATGTACCCTTGTTGGGCTAAATATGTTACTGCGTCAGAGATTCCACGCTGTTTACCTAGGAACCACGAGCTTATCGCACAGCCTACTAAGCAAAATATAAAAATGGCCGCGATCGGTGCACTTATCATCTACTGTCCTTTATTATTTTTATCATTAAAAAGATCGAATAAGGTTTTAACTTTATCTTTTAAAACTTCTATATCAGTGTGCATACGTGCGAGTACTATGACTAATCCTATAAAGCCTAGAAATATTGGCCATACTGTACCTACTGCATTTAGTGCATCCATTATAGTGCTCCGAAAGGAATTACATTCCTACTTTTTTTATTTACCTCATAGTTGATGTTCATTAGGAGCTATTATACAAGAGTTTTGTTTAATTGTCAAGAAATATTTTCCTGTGGTATAAAAAGTGCCACTTTTAAACCGGTGTACAGGGAGCTTTCTAAAATAAGTACTTGACATTTTTTGGTCAATGCCTTATAATATATCTCATCAAACACATAAAGAGAACTAAAATGGAAGGTACAAATTTTGAACTGGTAGGTGATTTTATGGAAGCCTTTGGGCAGTTGGTTGTTGATGAACCAGAACTTCCTGATGAGGATACACAGAATCTAAGAGTGGCGTTAATTGAAGAAGAGTTGGAAGAACTCAAAGTTGCGCTTAAAGACAAAGATATTGTAGAGGTAGCAGATGCACTCACTGATTTATTATATGTTATTTACGGAGCAGGTCAGTCCTTTGGTATTGATCTTGATTGTTGTTTTTTCGAAGTTCATCGAAGCAATATGAGCAAGCTAGGTACTGATGGTAGGCCAATCTATCGAGAAGATGGAAAGGTGTTAAAGGGAGTAGGTTACTCTCCTCCAGACCTACTAAGCATACTTAACAATGGGGCTTAATCGCCCCATTTTTTTATCTAAAATAAGAGGCAAATAGAATGAAAACATTAAATAAAATAGGGTTCTACGCACTAGCATTTATGGTGGGAATGATGGCAGGTACAGCAAAGGTTCAAGCAAACGAGGTTAATTACCCGCAGGAGATAGAATGGAAAACTTACTAGTAAAACTTATTATCGTACTTGTTTTGGTACTTATATGGCTGATCGCAGAAGAAGAAAACGAATAAAAAAGCCCTCACTCGGAGGGCTGCGTACCTTCAAACAAAGGTTTCTGGCCTGGATCTAAGTGCCAGGGCATTTCTTTGTGACAATTACCACAAATCTTCAGGTTCTTACTCGTTAATAGCACTAGCGCCGAGCTTCCGCAGTGAATACATACCTTAGTAGTTACTTTCAATGCCAAAGCCCTCTATAGTATTTTCCGAAGAGGCGTAGACCATTTTCGATTCGTAAATCATTCTCAAGGTAGTCTTCTTCACTTTCTCCAGAGAACTGATTTTTACAGCTTTCAAAAGCATAGATCATCTCATTTACAGCCCAGTCCCATGCTTCATGGTGGTGCTCGTCTATCGATTCTTTGCTAGTAAAGCTACCGACTAAGTGACCTGGACGATCATTTATCTCTATAAACGCACTAGCACCACCTGGTAGGTCTTTCAGCTTTCGTAGTGCAGGAACTATAATGGCTGATAGTGTTACATCAAGAGACCACACGTCCTGGTTGTCTATTTTTACATATTCTATCTCACAGGGTTCAGTACGCATTAGTTTATGATACCAGCGGTACTTTGGACAACTACTAATATATACTTTCATTTCAGTAACCTCTCATAGAATTTGCGAACAGTATAAAATGCTTCAAGATTAGTTCTAATTTCT